CCCGAGGTTGAACTCGTCAACAGGGTCCATTCGCGAAGCCTGCCAAGCACCTGACGCGGATCCGCCAGGAACCCATCTGTTTGACACCTGCGGGCCAAGGCCCGTTTTCTGCTGCAGAAAATTGGACGCCCCTTGCTGCAATACCGGCCCCACACCTGGTATAAGTGACAGCGGAGCCGTGATGAGATTCGACAAGAGGCCCCCGAGCCAGTTCCTCTTCACTCGGCGTTTCCGCTGCTGCATGGGGGTGACTTCGTACACGGTCTACCCCCACACCTGCATCTCAAGCGGTCGCGTCTGCGTCAGGCCAGTAGTGCCCTGAATCGTCCGGCCAGCGAGATGCTGATCCTCGCTGGCCGCCTCTTCGACCTGGAGAAGCGCCATGCTTTCGGGCGTAACAACAGCCCTTGCCGCCGCCGCTGGAGTCACGTTGAGTTTTGCCGGATCTCCGATGCTGCTCTGCCCTGGAACACCAACAGACGGAACCCCAAGGGGATCGCCAGTCTCCCACAGCAAGCGACTATGGCGTGCGGTAGTCTTCAACCGGTATCTCCATGTTCACTGCCCCATCTGGCTCGTCTGAGCGGGGATTGTTGGAGCGAGAAACTCTCGCTCCAGTTTCCGACCACTTGTCAGCCACGTCCCGTTCTGCTTCCGCCTGTGCTTCTAGGAGTTCCAGTTTCCCTGTCTGCTCTGCCTCTAGGAGGTCATGTTTCAATTGTCGGTCCAAGTCCGCTTCCGACTCAACATGCTTCAGCCAGCCTTGGCCCATGATGCGGGCTTCACGTAAAACCAACCAGACGATGATTGCTGTCAGAAGATAGCCGAGAGAGTCCATGCAAGCGCCTCCCGGTGTGGCATTTTACAACACCATGTTGCACAACGCCACACCCGCTTGCAAGATTTTTTTGGAAGCGACCTACCAGGGCGAATACTTGTGCGGGTTCTCTTCCTCTTCCCGAATGCGCATCCACTCGTGGTACAGGATGTTTTCAGGATCGAGTTTCGGTTTCTTCTCTGCGTTGCCCTCTTCGCGCTCCATCTCGCCCAGGAGATAGTCCACCCTGCACCCGATCACGAACGCCAGGCAGACATCATCCTTCGCCCCGCCGCCTGCCATGGGTTTCATGCGCCCGCCCTCGCGCTTCTTGAACACCATACTTGCCAGTTCGCGGAGGAGCATCTCGTCGAGGATCTCCCACTTGCCCCGGCGCACATCCGACCTGGCGGTGTCGAACATTTCCTTGCGGGTCTTCGGGTTGGTGTTCCAGCCCATCTTGAACGTATGCGTCTTCTTTACATCGTCCGTGATGCGCTGCAAGAACGTATTGGGGTAAGCCCACTCCTTCGCGAGTTCGATGATTGACGTGCCGAACCCCGCATTGTTCTCGGGTGCCAGTACGGCGCTGTTGTACCAGAGGGTCAGCCCGTATCCGAGAAGCGCCGTATGGTCGGGGACGATTCGGCCCGCCACTCGCGCAGCGACTCTGTGAGCGGTCCTGTCCAATACGACAATTGCGGTGTTGTCGCCTTCCTTCTTGGCGTCCACGTAGGATTCAGCACCCTCTGAGGGGTCGATGGAGACGATGTATTCATGATCCACCTCGGGCTCATGAAACACATGGATGCGGCCGGTTGCTTGCGGTTCAAGGTCAAAGGCCGCCGAGTCGCGCTTGTAGAGGAGATCTCTTTGCTCATCCGGTTCCTTGGCGAAATCCCACCTGGTACCGAGTAGCGCTTTCGGCATCTGGCGCAAGATAGCGGATGGGTCGAAGACGGCGTCTCCGTCCACCATGAACGCGTCTTCGGGAGTTGCAGGGTACTCCTGCGCCATGAGCAGTTCATCGCCGTTGCAGGAGTCTTCGAGCGTGTATCGCCACCAGAGGATTTGCCCGCCGTCGCAGCGGTGCTCTTCGGCGAAGGATCGCTCCCGCTGCGACAGTCCCGCCTCCTTATAGCGGCCCCTGTAGACGTGCTGATAGAACTCGTCGTAGTTCACGCCCAGGAACTCCAACTCTGCCTTGTTGCTCCTGTAGAGTTTGTACTCACCGATCAAGAACCACGGGATGAAAACGAACTTCCAAGGCGACTCGCCCGTGCGGGCGCGTTGGCAACGATCATAGAACTCGCCGCCCCAACCGTTTCCTGTAGACTCCAGTACGCCGATTGAGCCATCCGTCTTCGCCAGCGCTTGCGAGATCCCGCCGAGCACCTTTGATGCGACCTTGCCCCAAAACGAAACTTCGCTACCCGTAAAGCTGCGAACGGACCACTTACGGCCCGCCTTCTCGTTTGCGGCCGTCCCGACCCGCATCCAGGAGCGGTTCTTGTGCTTGCGTCCGTCTTCCAGGAGGTGCAGCGGCGAATCCTTGGGCCAGCCGTCGAAGCGGACGCGGTTATTTCTGTCCACGCTCAAGCGCGGACGAATCCAATCAGGGAGCCCGTGGACCATGTCGCGCAGGATCTCCAGGATGCCCTCGGACCCTTCCGAACTATCCGCCAGACATAGTGCTCGGTGATAGGAATTGAACATCATCGCCCACACTTCGATGCCTTTAGTGAGCGTCGTACAGCCCCACTGACGGGCCTTCAGGACAATGGCTCGGAAACGCCCTGTCTTGAAATACTCCTGCATGAAGAGCTTGAAGTAGTACTTTTGAGCCCGGCTGTAGCGGGGATCCCTGATGTCCAGAGGGATGTAGTTGCCATCCTTATCGACGATCTTGATGCAGTCGCGGAGGAACTCGTCAGGTGTCACCTCGTAGTAGCGGAACCACTGCCATGCAAGTTCAGCGTTCTTGGACAGCGCCTCGTGGAAATCGTCGGAACCTTGCCTGGTTCCTTCAGGTATCGGAGGCTTTTTGACGTGGGGTTTTTTGCGCCTGCCCATTGCGGGCAAAGTAGCATCATTCAGAGTCGTCGTCCATCGGTGGTGGAACAAGTGGACCATACCAGCGAAGAACCTTTCTTGTCAGGACGCCGTTCTCACAACCTGCGACATAGACCAGGTGCTCGCAGTAATGCCTCACGACTGCTATCCAAGATTCTTCAGGGCCCGCGATCTCCGCCCAATAATCACCTCCCACGTCGGGAACTTTCCTACTCCATTGCATGCTACCACCCCTCAACGCAGTAATCCCAATTGCCGCCCTGGGAATGACGGGCGTTGACGCTCTGGCAGGGCGGGCAAACGCGGTTGTGCGATCCCTCGGACGCGAACTCCTGATCACATCGGAGGCACGGTCTCATGTCGGCGGCGATCTCAGGCCGATTGACTCTGACCCATGCCGCCAGGTCTGCGACGCTGTAGACGAATGCTCGTTTTTTGCCTCGCTGCTCACGGTCGAGCCTGCGCCTCACTACGCCCCTTGCGCCGAGAACTGCCACGGCTTTATCAGTCAGCCGAAACATCCTCTGCGCGGTCTTGTTTCCGACCCACTCAGCCATCGGAAACCCTGACCCATGCGGCGATATACGCGTCTTGGGGCGACAGCCAGCGCAGGCCGATCCCCGCGCGACGCTCCAGATCCTCGCCCAGGGTGCCGGGGTAGTAGCACATCTGCGATGGACCCATGGACTTGCTGTGGTTGCCCTCCGCGATGAGGATGCGATCGGTACCAGGGCCAGCGGCGACGCAAAGCATGACGTGGCCGTGCCAGCTCCCCGGCTTGTTCTGGTGGATCACAATATCACCAGACCGGGGGAAGCGGCGCTCGCGGGCCTTGGCGTCGTTGCGGTAGACGTGCGCTCCGACGCGCTTGGCCCACTTGTAGAGCACCTTTCCTGCGCTGTGCATCCCCGCCGTGTCTCCGAAGCCCGCCAGACGATACCAACGGGCGACGGTCATGGCGCAGTATTGGGTTCCTTTCGGCGTGTGGCCGGGGCCGAAGCTCGGTTCGATGATGTTCTCGGTGATCCAGTCGTCGTCAGGGCCTTCGACCGGACCTCTCGCCACATCTGCCAGCGCCGCGGCTACGATGCTATCCTGCAGGCTCATTATCCCTCCTCCAGTCCATGTCTCTTCAGCAGCCGCCGCGCGGGCCCGTAACCAGGCCCGCCGTTACCCTTCCAGCGGTGCGCCGTCGCGTGCTGGTTGACCGACCCCCAGTTCTTGCCATCCGCGTAGAGGCGCAGGATGATGAGCATGTCGTCAAGCGGGTCAGCGGGGGTCGGCATGTGCAACGCATCGGCGGCAGGGCTTGGCCCCCTCGTCTCTTCGTCGGACACCATATCCCGTCGCATGACCGGGATCAGGCAGTCCATACAGTATTGCTTCTCGGCCCACGGATACATGGTCCGTTCTGATTTCAACTTCCCACACTCGTCGCAACGGACGTAGGGGATCTGGCGTCCACTCATGGTCGTTCAGTCGACCAACTCGGTCCACCGCGACAGCGGCTCACAAACCCATTTCTTGCGGCCGTCCTCGTCCCGCTCCTGCGTACATCGGAAGCGGTAGAGATACGACCCGCAGCCCAGGAACACGCCGCCACCATAGGTGACATCGCCGTCGCCCCAGTCCACGTCAAACGCGGGGGCGACCGTGGCCTCTTCCGCTGCGATACACTCTGAGGTCAGGCCCGCGGCCGCGGCGAGTCCCGCAGGATCCATGACCGGGGCCAGAGCGTGCGACGCGGAGCACGCGCCCAGCGCTACCAGGGTGAGCATCATCGTGATCATCTTCATCGTTCCTCCTTCGCCCTCCACGGGCGTCAATTGCTCACAGGCCGCTGCGGGCAGGCGGGGATAATAGCGAGCCCGGAGGTGTGAGGGCCTCTCCCTGCCTTGCGGGCAGTCCAAACCCGTTGACCCGCCACGGCGAGGACGACGGCACATGGGCCATCTCAGGGACAGGACGCCCCCTATAATCCCATGCCCATCGCCGCATCATGGCGCCACCGCAGTCACAATAGCCAGGTGGCGTCCTATCAAAATGGCGTCGGCCGCATCGTGCGAGACATCCAGCCCGTACAGTTGCTTGACCAAGGCGACTGAGGCAGCCTTCAGCGCCTCCCGCCCCGTGCGCTCAAGGAAACCGCTCGTTTTCCGCCAGTCGCCCGACGTGACGATCTCCACGCTCCCTGCTGGATGTTGCGACCGAATGAACCCCTCGATCATCCCCGCTCGTCGAGCCAACACCAAAGATCCGCGCTGTTTGCCCTTGCGGACGTGCGGGTCATCGTCGCCGCGGTCGTGCAGATAGATAGCTTCGATGCCGAACACGTCAGCCTCGCCCACTGCGGCGGTTACGCCCCGCCACCTCTGCGCCCATGCCTCGTAGTTGATGCGGCCAGCGGTGCGAATAACAGGGATGCGGCCATACCTGAATACCTCCCGCTCAGTCATCAGCGCCCACGCGTTAGGCGGATCTACGGAGAAGACGGTGATCATTCGTCGCCGCCCATGCCTATGTCCTCAGCCATCAGGTACAGTTCCGACTCGGTGACGCCCAAAGCTCCAGCCACCTTCGCGAGCGTGGCCTGGTTGGCCCTGCCCTGCTCCAGCGACAGAAGCGCGCCGTGCGAGATCCTCGCTCGGCTGACTAGGTCCTGCTTTGTGTCGAGCCCGGCCTTTGCCATCAGCGCGCGGATCGCAAAAGCCATCTTGGTTTTCATCTCATCCCCCGATCTGCCAAGGCTTCGGCTCCAACGTGCCCTTGCCGAGCGTCTGCGGATAGCCGTCAGCCTCACAGGTCTTGTACAAATTCAGCGCCCACTCATAGTCGGCGCGGCCGTTCTCGATCCACTCCTCAGACAGATCCCATTCTGCGGTGAGGTATGGGGGCTCTGTCTCAACGCACGCGAATAGGAACGGCAAATACTCCAGGCCCATCAAGGAACCCGCCAGATCGCCGTAGAGCGCCGCCTGGATGTCGTAGCGGAACTTCGCCACTGATCGACTGAAAGCGTCTTTCGAGGCGTCCTTCGTCGTCTTGAGATCTGCGATATAATCGTCATGCAGGAGATCCAATCGTACCTTGACCCGGACACCTGTCTCCGCGTGCGTGCCGAAGACGGCGACCTCCTTGCGGCAGACCTCAAGGATCGGCCCAAATGCCTCCGTTGCTGCGTCGGCGCAAGCCTGTGTCGGCTCCAGATCGGATGCGAGGACAGCAATAACGCCTCGCCTCTTTGCCTCAAGTACCACTTCTTTCCAGTCTTTCGTGCGCCTGCTCGGACTGTCCGACACCAAAAACTCAGCGTCGAACTCCCCCGGCGTCAGCATCAGCGAATGCACCATGCTCCCGAAGACCATGGCGGGCGTCGCCTCTTTCGGGTGCTCTCGGTTCCAAGGAAATTTCGCCGAGGACTGGAGCAGTGATACCAGTTCCGACCGGCTGATTTCGGGGCGGTCTAAGTAGACCGCGGAGGGCATCTCCTCAACGATTTCGATGTCGGTGAAGTAGGGCGTCATTCGGAGGGCTCGGCGGTGGACGCCAGGAATCGTCGCTCCGTGGCCTTGACCGTGATTCGCTCAGGGTAAATCCGGGCGATACGGTAGGTCTCGCCGAGAACGCCATTCTCCACGATCCACTTCTTTGCGTCGTCCTTGCCGCCGTCGATGGATGCGACACCCACCCATGCCTTCCCGCTCTCCACCTGCTCTACCGTCACGTCGCCGTATCGCTTTCTCATACCAGACCTCCCTTCTTCTTCGTCTCAGGATCCTCATGCGGCGGCTCGTCGGGGTCGTCACCGTCCACCGGGATGAAATCCTCGTTGTCCACGGGGGCGGGGCCGTCCCATGGCTTCGGCGCGGGTGCTGCGTCCACATCGATCACCTGCGTCTGCCGCCCCATGGCCCCGTCGTCGTCCATGACGCCCGCCCGCAGCATCTCCGTGGACTTCGGGAGCATCTTGAACAGCGCGCGGATTCCTGTCTTTTTCCACATCTCTTCGGGCCACTGAACCCATGGCGAGGAAGAACTGTCGCCCGTCTTGCTCACCTTGCGACGCTTCTCCACGTCCTCGCGGTCCAGGACCACGAAAGTTGGCTCCGTGTCCCGTAATTTGGCGACGGCGTAGACGTGCGTGAATGGCGCTTCCTTCGGAGCGGTCTTGCGGTGGGTCAAAGAACGTTGCGTGCCATAGGTAGCCTCGAACTCGTCGCCCTCTCGGACTACCACGGCGTAGATATCGAGCACGTCGCCGCTGTTGCGGGCGAGTTGGATCATGCCCTGGTAGCCGATCTGCAAAGTCGCCGTGGATTTGTACGGGATCACGTAGACCATCCCGAGCGTTGGCTCCAGGCCGAGCTCCGCTATTCCGAGGACAGAGAGAGCGAATGACGCAGGTGTGCATTGTTGGATCTTCGGGTTGCGTTCCACAAGCCCGGTGGCGATCCGGCAGAAGCGCTTTGCGTCCATATTCGCCGGGAGCACTGACTCAATCTGCGGGAGACGCTGCACAAGCGCCGCCTGGAACTGCGCTATCTCACGACTCATCGGACACCTCTTGAGGCGCGGCCTCGGCGGCGGTGATGACCTCGGTGGCAGGCTTCGCCATATGCCCCAGCGGTCTACCGTCACGGTCGAGGCCACGGAGTTCCAGCGCGAGAGCACCGAGGAGACGCGCCTGCGCAACGGCACCATTGCCGCCATAGGAACTTTGCTGCGTAGACAACAGCTCCGCCAGTGCCTTCACTGTGATTTTTTCCAAGATTCTGTCGCTCATGGTTCCTCCTTCATGTCTTCGCAATCCCCGCAGCTCGGTGCAGTCGTCGCACGGGTCGGGCGGCTCTCGCATGTGGCCGCAACGCGGACAGGGCTCAAGGTATTCCTCCATCCAGCGACACCCGCATTCGGAGCAACGATACCAGTTGTAAGAATGACCGTCCATGCAGCCAGTTTGACAGGTATCCGCATGGAGTCAACAAGAAAGTGACGGCGTTTTGCGTTTTTCTGGCAATCCAGTTTCCGCCGCCAATTCTTCTTCGAGTTTTTCCTCTAGCATTTCAAGCGCCTCTTCAAGTTCGTCGTACAGGACATGCGTCTCCAGCCAAAGAGCCTTGTGTCGCCAAACAGCCCGCGCCAACTCGCGGTGCCAGTGGACATGGAAGACGACTAGGCCAACAAGCATCCCCGTCAATAAGATATCAATCATATCCGCCTCCAAGGCTTCCACCGCGCCCGCGTCTCAACTTTTCGTTGATAGTCGCACCCATCCACCCGGCAGCCAGCATTGCCTTTGTTGTACGCACAGGGCCAAACTTTCGGGCATCGCCCCTGCCAGTACGCTATATGCGACACCCCGGCCCATACGCCGATCCACAGCCAGCCGACGATGAGCGCACAGTGCGGTTTGCCGTACCTCCCGCCCGTCACCTGATACACCCCACAGATCCGCCAGGGGTGCTCAGGGCTCCAGGGATGCGGGCGGTAGGAGCTGGTCGGGTTGCGCCGGTGCCTGCTCTCGACCCAGGCCACGGCGAGCGCCTCGTCGCAGTCCACGTCGTAGATCGCAGCGAACGCGCAGGTGTAGACCTCCAGCGCGGCCTGGTCGGGGATCCAGGTCCAGAGGATGAGGGCCAGCCAGGGGGTCATGTCACCTCCGAGAACAGCGGGGCATCGTCCCTGATGCGCTTCCGGGCGATATCGACGTACTCGGGATTCAGTTCGATCCCGATGCAATAGCGGCCCAGCCGGTCAGCCACGAGACCCGTGGTGCCAGTACCGAAGAACGGGTCGAGGACGGTGCAGGGCTCGGTTGACGCATCGCATTCGCAGGAAGGGGACCATCCCGTCGTCGTCGTCGGCGGCGGATTCAGCATGGTGCCAGACGACCGGGTTCTGCCTTTTTCGTGCGTGCGCTCGCTTCGGGCTATAGCCATCGTCGTCCGTTCTATTTCCCGCTTCATCGGTGCTCCGCATTTCTCGCAGCAACCTTGTTCGCTGGTGCCCGCTTTGATGCATCGCTCCGGCAACTCAGGCGGGAATGTCGCGAAGTGCTGCGCCTTGAAAGGCTTGGGCGCAATGGTCCAGACTGATCTGGCGTTGCGCTCGTCAACCAATCCAGATACAGCAGCCGAGAACGATTCATTCTGCTTGCTACCGGCAGCGTTCATCTTCGCCTTGGGGTTGACGCCGTTACCGCGGCCATGAGCCGTGCCGCTGGTCGGCTCCTTCACTGCCTCCTGATCCCAGAAGTACCGGCCTGACTTCGACAGCAGGAAGACATACTCATGGGCCTTCGTGCAACGGTCACGAACGCTCTCAGGCATGGGGTTGGACTTGTGCCAAATGATATCCTGGCGCAGATACCAACCGTCCGCTTGCAGGGCGAAGGCGACGCGCCACGGGATACCGACGAGATCCTTGGGCTTGAGTGTCCCGACTTTCCGGCCTGGATACCTCGGCTGTCCCTCTTTGAGACCGCCCTTGCCATAGTCGCCGCCAGCACCTCCGCTTCCGTTGTACGAGTCCCCCAGATTCAACCATAGCGTCCCGTCGTCCCGGAGCACCCGCCGGACCTCGCGGAAGACCTCGACCAATCGCCCCACGAACGCCTCGGGGCTGTCTTCCAGTCCGATCTGACCATCCTCGCCGTAGTCACGCAGTCCCCAATAGGGCGGCGACGTCACACAGCAATGCACGGACTCGTCCGGGAGCTCCCGCAGACGTTCAATGCAGTCGCCGATGAGGATCTTGACGCTCACAGCAGCCCGTCCAGCTCGCCGTAGGCCCGGTTCAACTCCGTGAAGTCCACCGGCTCGTCGTCCTCGAAGCCCTTGGCGACCTTGAGCGCCTCTTCTGCGATATCGAGGCATATGGCGAACTCGTTGTAGTCAGTAGCGTTCAGCTTGGCTCGGACTTCCGTGATCAGTTCGCTGGTGGTCATTTGCTCTCCTCGCACTTGCTGTAGTCGCTGCATGGGCGTTCGCACCACCACGCCGCCCCTGCGCTGTTATGATGATCCGGGAGCAGGTGCGTTCTGTTAGGATCCACGACGACACGGAGCACGATGCTTCGTCCGGTACGTTGCCCCCACGTCATTGCGCCTCCCATCGTGTCAAAGCCCCTCACTGGGGGAAATATGGTGTGCCCGCTAGCCGCATATCTGGCCAACTTCTTTGGGGTCGTGCAGTGATATAAGACGCGTGGCCTCATC